TTGAGAATGTTTTCATCCTGTGGCTCTTTCTGTCGTTTTGTATATTTAGTAATCTGTGTCGTTGGTGCAATCGTTGGTCGTTCAGTCCTGTGTTGACTTAAAAAATTAAACTTCTTTAGTTTCATTCTGGATTTGTTTGTCATATATAAGTTGCTCCTAATTGATGTTAATCATAACGAATATAGATTACTCCTTTCTATGCAGTTATTGGTTGAAACGCCTCTGTGTCTGGTTCTAACGCAAATGGTAGACCATCCTTTACCACTGTCATACTCATGGTGTGCGTTCTGGTTGGGTATGAAAATTTATGTCTGAGTGTCTTTACTAAGTAAGGCCCAGAATAAAATTTATTGAGTGCTGGGTCACTATCATCACCACCAATACTTTGTAGATTTACAAAGACCATATCTCCAGCAGTGAGTGCAGTGTATCCTGTGACTTCCATCTTAATACTTATACCATCGTGAATTTCTGAAAACTTAGATTGTCTTCTAAGTAGGGTTTTATTTCTCTGATTTGCGTCTTTTTTTAGTTCAAAGAACATATCGTTATCAGACTTATCTTTTGAATTTGCGATGACAGATATGTTAGAGTTTGTCAGTTCATCATCAGATGCATCAAGTGACTCTCTGACATACAACCTCTCCTCGTTTATTCTATCACCACCCTTGTAACTCTCATCATCAAAATAATTGAAAGTTTTTGTTTCTAGTTTTTTACGAAAAAGATTGTGTTCAACAACTTTTCCACCTATCATTCCCTTATGATTGTTGTGTAAAAAATCACTCCCTTGCACTAACTCGAAATCAAGTATTCTTCTGAAGTGTTGTGTTATTTTACCAGAGTCTTCTTCACTGTCATATTTTTCATCAAACCCTTGATCACCATTATGGAATAAACCTCTGGGTTCTCTCTCAAACAAACTTTGTAAAGTTCTAAAATGAAGTCCATTTTTATTTGCAAAAAATACATATTCTGAAGAACCATTTTCCTCTGATATAGCTTCCTTAGTTAGTCTTGATATGAACGCAAGTGGATTAGAGTTCTGCACTAGTAATGGTCTACTACCAACAGTTCCCTCAATATTTTCTACTACTTTTTCAGATTGTATACCTAACTCTGTCACTAACAAGTCCTCTACCATCTCACCTATATTAGACTTTGTTTTGACATATGATTTAGATAATCTTTTTGTTGCATTGACAACTGCATGATCAGATACGAATTGAAACTCATAAAACTGAGCACCAGAACCGATACTAGTTCTAACAGGTATCTTATGCACTCTTAAAGGCATATCGGTAAAGTCAATGTCCTTCGATGTATTGTCATCAAATTTTTTTCTAAAATCTGGAGATGGTGTCTGTATTTTCAAAATTAATTTTTCTTGACCAATAAATGCACCTTTTGATATGAGTTCTCTGGTGTCTGCAACAATTACGTTACCCATTATTGAATGAGAAAATATACTTTCAAATATATTAATCTCTGTCAAAATAAAATCTTTATCTAAGTTTAAGATCTGACCTGTCGGTAAAATTAGTTTGAGTTCGATAATGTCAAACTCGCCTGCATAATCAACACCACCCATCTCCATTAGAGAGGACTTTCATTCATGAGTGATTCAAACTCCTGTACAAACTGATCAATAAAACTTGGGTCTAATAATTTTATTCTTCTTTTCTTGTCTTGTTCAGACTCTTCGTATTCTCTATTTGTTACTATAGTTGCATTACTGTAAAAATCTGTGTCCCCACTAAAAAGTGCAGAATTATTATACACTTCTATTTTTGTTCTAGTGTTACCAGAACTCTGATCAATCTCATAGTGATGGACACCATCTGGATTATCGTATTTTTCATTTAAGTATGTGTTGAATTGTTGTTCATACATCGGCCAGTCATGATAACGATCTGTGATATCATTTGTTAGTAATATTACCCAGTGCAACTGTGGGTCATTATATAATTGGTCTGCAAGACTCTCTGGAGTATCACCATTCTTGATATCATATGTATCATATAACATTGCACTATTTTTTACTTTGGTTCTTACTGCGACTCTTTTCAAAAGATTGGTGACAACTTTGACTTCACCTTGACCTTTTGAGTCATATACAATTTTTGGAAAAGATGAAAAATACATTAGTAACCCTCAAATATTCTTTCTCTTGTAATGAGTTCAATCTCCTTGAAGTTCAGAGTTATAGTGGTTTCTACAGGTTGAGCACCCTCTGCGTCTGGTTCAAAGGTTCTGTATCTATCGCCACCATATGTTACATTCATGTTCTCTAATACGCAAGTAGATATGTTATGTAAGTGTAGATTTTGATTGCCTGTGTACATATATGCAATATCGAAAGTATTTGGAACTAAAAGTCTTCTACCACCTCTGTTACCACCAACAAACTCTGGCATCATATTCGCTTTGAATGCAAACACAATTTTTCGTATCATATCTACTTCTCGTCTGTCTTTAGGTGTCATTTTAAAGGTATATTGAAAGTTTCTTTTATTGATACCTTTGAATGCAAGTTCAAGTCTATCTGCAATTACATTACCACTTTTCATTTCAGATACCTCTCGCACACCACCAAGGCCAGGTATCACTCCAACTGATGAAAGTAAAAACATCTGCAAACTATCTGCGACATCTGTTGAGATTTCTTTTAGTCGTCCTATCGCATCACCACCTCTACCAGATACTAAGTCATTGTATGCGTTTAGTGCTGACTCTGTGATTGCACCTATCTGTGTATCTTGATATTGAGCACCATAGGTAACCTGTACTGACTGAGGCATATACATTGCAATTGAGGTTGAAAGTCTTTTGGTTGGTTTTCGTTTCACTCTGACTGTTGAACCAGCAGTTCTCTCTCCACCTGCTAAAGTCTGTTCTACATTAAATTTTTTTGCTTGTGATGCCGTAACTCCAAGAGTTTGTATACCAGAAGCAGTGGGGGGTATATTATCATTTAAGTTTTTCTTCTCCACGTTACTTCTTTGTTTCTGATAACCAGCAGATTGAGCACTATAGTTTCGTACAAAGGAAGAAACACCATATGGTTTCGCAAGATCATCTGCAATACTACCACCACTTGCCCTGTCACTCATAGATAGTTGCGCTTTATCTTGTTCATTGATGTAGAACATGATATAGTGACCATGATTACCAAGAGCTGCATCACCAGATGCAACATCCATAGGAAACTCAAGAATGTTTGTTTGACCTCTTGATGGTAAACCACCAAAAGGATTGAACCCTATCGCAGTGTTGATAGCCTTTTCTGCCTCATCAACAAAACGACCCTCAATAGAGTTTCTCAAAGGTGATATGATATTATTCTGAACTGAATTTTTTATCGTGTCTCCAAAGTCCATAATACTTCCTTAGATTCTTTATAAGTATTTATACATGAAGTCGTATAAAGGTAAGTATAAACCATTGAACCCTAGAAAGTATAAGGGTGATGCATCTCAAGTGATATATCGTTCACTCTGGGAACGAAAACTCATGGTCTATTGTGATAACAATAAATCCGTAGTTGAGTGGGGTAGTGAAGAAATAATTATACCATATCGTTCACCTAAAGATGGTAGAATACACAGATACTTCCCAGACTTCTATATGAAAGTCAAACAGTCAGATGGAACATACAAAAAGTTTGTGATTGAGGTCAAACCTAAAGCACAATGTAAAGAACCTGTAAAGAACCCAAAACGTAGAACTAGGAAATGGTTGAACGAGGTATTTACTTACGCAGTCAATCAAGCAAAGTGGAAATCAGCAGAGGAGTTCTGCAAAGATCATGGGATGGAGTTCAAGATATTCACTGAAGACCATCTGTTCCCTCAGTATAAATAATACATGGCAATCAAGAACTTCATACAACAGGTGCAACAAGCTGCAAAGGGTAGACCAAAATCTACTGAATGGTATAGAGATAAAATCAAAGAGTTTGGTACACCTAAGACACTTGACCTAATCCGTGATGGTAAACAAGCAAAGTCACCTTTTGGTGGTAGACTGAATATGTTTGTCTATGCACCTAAGTTTGCGAGGAAGTTACCATACTATGATACGTTCCCTCTGGTTCTACCGATAGAGTCATACTCAGATGGTTTTCTGGGTATCAACTTACACTATCTACCGATACCACTAAGGATTAGATTACTTGATAGATTGAATGATTTTAGTAATAACACAAAGTTTGATGAGTCCACCACTTTAGATGTGAGTTATGATAAAGTAAAAAAGATACAATCAATCAAACCCACCATACATAAATATTTATCTGGATATGTGAGATCACGATTTCGTAGAATAGATGCAGATGAATTTGTAATCGCAACATTACTACCAGTGCAGAGATTTAAGAAGGCGACTGCAAGTCAAGTTTGGAGTGATAGTAGGAGAATGATATAATGTCATTAGGACAGATAATACAGGGAGTGATAGGTAATCCTTTTGGAAGTGCAGTATCAGGAGCTGCGTTTGCAACTATAAACGAGGCACTAGCAGGTTATAGAAGTAGTGATGGTGGTATCGCAAGACCATCACGATATGAAGTTGTGATACTACCACCTACAGGTAGTGCAAACAATCCATTTACATCTCTACTTACCACAACAAATGGTGCAAGAGATGTATCACTCAAATGTGAGGGTATATCTTTCCCAGGCAGAAACATAGACACCACACCAGACACAAATATATATGGCCCAACCAGAGAGATCGCAACAGGTTTTTCTTTCGCAGAATTAAGTGCAACATTTCAATGTGGTAGTGACATGAGAGAGAAAGAGTTTTTTGAAAACTGGCAGAAAGCGTCATTCAACGCAAACACATGGGCGATGCAATTTTACAATGATTATATCGGTGAGATACAAATATATCTTTTAGACGAACAAGATCAAAGAAGATATGGCGTGAAGATTTGGGAATGTTTTCCAAAAAATATCGCAGAACAGACACTAAATTATGGAACGATAAACGAACAATTAAAATTGAACGTGACGTTTTCATATAGATACTGGACTAATCTTGGAACAGAAGCATTATTGCCACAAGCGATAGGTGATAGAATAGTCCAAAGACTAACTGACACAGTAACTAGGAGAATAACTGCACAGATACCAGCGGTACTTTCTAAATTTAAATAATTTTAAAGGATGATAAATTATGGCACTACCCAGAATTGATACACCAACGTATCAAACACAACTTCCATCAACAGGAGAAACTATACAGTTCAGACCTTTCTTAGTGAAAGAACAAAAAGTTATCATGATGGCGGAGGAGAGTCAAGACCAAAATTCAATGGCATCAGCGATGGTTCATTTAGTTGGTTCTTGCACATTCAATAAAATAGATATCGCACACGCACCAACTTTTGATGTTGAGTATCTCTTTATGAAGATAAGAGCAAAATCTGTTGGGGAAACGATAGATGTAAATATAATATGTCCAGATGATGGTGTAACAACTACTCCAGTCCGAATAAAAATTGACGATATAAAAATAGATAAACTAGAAAACCACACTAATGTTTTAGACATTACAGACACCATAAAGGTGTACCTTAGATATCCTTGCATATCAGATATTGGTAGTTTTGATAATTTAGAAACCACAGAGGGAATGTTTAAAATATTATACAGATGTATAAATGAGATACACTATGGTGATGATGTTTTTAATCGAGTTGATATATCTGATAAAGACATTGAAGAGTTTGTTGAACAATTAACCACTGAACAGTTTCAGAATATGACAAGATTTTTTGATACGATGCCCAAACTACGTCATGTGGTTGAGGTAACAAATCCAAAGACAAACGTAAAAAGTGAGGTTGTGTTGGAGGGCCTCCAAAGTTTTTTAGAATAGGTCTTTCTCATGATAGTGTTTATAATTATTATAAAACTAATTTTGCATTGATGCAACATCATAAATATTCTTTGACAGAGTTAGAGAATATGATGCCGTGGGAAAGAGAAATATACATGGGTTTATTATTACAGTGGGTGAAGGAAGAGAATGAGAGAATTGAAAAAGAAAACGCAAAGATGAAACAATAGAGAGGTACTAAAATGGCCGTTGAAGTAACAGTTGACCCAGAGGTCGCACAAAAAGTTGACAGAAATGGTGATGGTCACATTTCTCAAGAAGAGATGGAGATGAATTTGGAATTTAAAAGAAAAGAACTTGAAGATGCAGATGCTCGTAGAGATGCGATGCGTAAGATGACATGGTTCGCATTGATGGGTATGTTACTATATCCACTGGGAATTTTAGTTACGTCTATGTTGGGATACGAGGGAACTGCAAAGATTATTGGTGATATCGCACCGACATACTTTGTTGCAATCTCAGCGTTAGTCGCAGCTTACTTTGGTGCAAACGCATATGTAGACAAGAAGAAGTAAGTAGATGGCAGATGATTTTTCAAAAGTAGTACAACAACTACAACTTGCAAATCAAAAACTTGCAAACCTTGAGAGGATTCAAGGTGAGGGTGGTACTGCGAAAGGTATCATTGCAGCTGCATTACCAGAGGTATTGAACGAGAGAGAACTTTTTGGTCGAGATAAAGAGTTTCAAAAAGATCAAGGTATCACAAACATTGATGAGGAACAAAGAAAAACAACACAGGTTATTGCAGATAAACAAGATGCTCTAAAACGATCAATTGATGGTGGTCTCCAAAATGTTACAGATGCAAACTTCATAGGGCCAAGAACACTTGAACAACAGATAGAAGAAGTAAAAATACAGAGAGCAGAGAGTAGAGAAGAGTTTAGACAACTCAGAGAGATAATAGGAGATAATGCAAAAGCAACAGAGGTGTTTCAAAAAAAAGAAACAGAGTTTAATAAACAGATACTTGCGCTTGAATTACAAAATCCAAGTCTAAATCCATCTTTACAAAAAGAAAAAGAAAAAGAATTATTAAATCTTCAAAAAGAATCTCAGAAGAGTGCATTCGCTAGTCTTAAATCAGCGTTTGATGCTTTTGCAAATCCATTGAAAAAAATATTGGGTTCTGGAACAGGTGTGCCAGGTTTGACAGTTGGTAGACTTTTACTACTAGGATCAATTGGAATACTTATAAAAATATTGAGAAGTGAACAACTTCAAAATTTTATTACTTTTATGCAAGGGCCAGGTGGTAAAGTATTAGATAAATTTGTTAGTGGTTTTAGATTTTTATTTACTGGATTTGATGACATTGCAACAGGTATACAAAACATAGCAGAGGGAGAAACTCTTGCTGGTCTTCAACAAATACTTGGTGGTGGTGGTAAACTCGCACTTGCACTAGGTGGAATACTTCTTATACTTGCACCATTCAAAAGTTTGATTGCACTGACTGGATTAGTCACAAGTTTTGTTGGTGGATTTACATCTATCGGAAAATCCTTAATTAAACTTACACCAAAACTAAAAGTCCCATTGAGATTTTCTAACGCAGTGGACGGATTTAGAAAAGCGATGATCAACGCTGGTGCAAAATTTAGAGGTATGTCCAGAAGTCTTGGTGGTGCTTTGATGGGTGTTCCAATGGGTGGTGGTTCTCCCACTGCTGGTGGTGCTGGTGCTGGTGGTGCAACAACAACTACACCAAAGAAAACTGTTGTGAAACAAACAACTGGTAGTATACTAAAAAATTCATTGAAGTTTGGTGCGAGAGCAGCGTCAAAAGTTGCACTACCTTTAGCAGCTGCATTTTCAATATTTGAGGGTGTTAAAGCAGCGAATGATGAGTTTACAAAATCTGGTTCTTTTAAAGAATCTATCAAACAAGGGGTTGGGGGTGTAGTTGAGTCACTCACATTTGGATTGATTAGTAAAGACTCAGTTGCAAAAGGACTAACAGGTGGTAGTGGTAATCCTTTACCAGATTTCTATCAAGGTATGACAGCAGAGGATTTTATGACAACATCACCAACTCAAACATACAATATGGGTATGACTAATGATCTTAATAACTCTGCACTAAAGAAATCTGGTGGTGGAGGTGGATCAAATAATGTTGTTATCACACAAGATCAAGTAATCAATCCTATGAGATTAACTAACAATAGTATAAATGTATTAGAACACCAAGACAGACTAACAAGAGGTATGGTTTCTACTGTGATGTTCTAATGGTGCTGGTGAAGAGACTCGAACTCCCAACCTACTGATTACAAATCAGTTGCTCTACCGATTGAGCTACACCAGCGAAACCATTATCCGTTTGCGAGTTTTGAGAAATAATCCATAGTGTCATCCTCTTCCTCTTTTGAGGTCACTGGTGACTCTACTGGTTTAGTATCAACAACTGGTGTCGCAACTGGTTCATCATCCATCTCTTCAGATACGTTACCAACTGTGGTTGTACCAGAGATGACTGCATGAAATCGTGTAGACAACTCATCATAAGATTTAAAGTTAGTCGGTGCAGTGTACTCTGCAAGAGAGTATTGACTTTTCCAAATAG